TAAGAATTGTAAGTAGAGTATCTGATAAAGATGCTGGAGACATTGGTTCTCCAATTCAGTGGGACTCTACAAATACAAACTGGTTTGTTAAAGTTCCATCATCAAACCAAATCTATAGTGCTCTTTCTAGTCAAGGTGTTGCGAATCTTACAGAAAGAACAAATGTTTCTTATGTCAGAAGAAAAGATGATCCAAGATCTCTTGATGAAAAACTATACAAGATTCGTGTTGTAATTCCAAAAGAATCTGTCAACGCAAAAAATCCTAATGAAGGATTTATCATTCAGGAATCCAGCAGCACTGGTGCCAGAACTAATTCAGATTTCACACTCACATCAATTAGTGAAACTGATTACGCATATAATAAAAATCCAAGATTCATTAGCACCTGTTCAGTATCTTCAAATACAGTAACAGTTCTGGCGGAACTACCACACAATCTAAATGTTGGTGATAATGTAATCGTCCGTAATGTAACCAGCACTACGAATACTTCTGGAACCATTAATGTTGGATATAACGGAACATTTGAAGTCACTGCGGTTATTGATGATAAGAGATTCCAATATTCAACCACTGATGTAAATGGAATTACTCATAGTGTAGGAACATTCACCAATGATGTATCTACAAGAAATACATCACTCCCAAGATTTGAGAGAAATGATCTAAAATCAAATTACTACATTTATAGAAATGAGGTCATCACACCTTATATCTACAACACTCAAGATGGCATCTACCACCTTTATGTTCTGAAAGCTGATAATGCCATTCCAACAGAGTTCACTGGTCTAAAGTACAGCCAAAATGTTGTAGATCTTTACCCACAACTTGATAAGGATAATGTTCATGACAACCCACCAGCGGCAAAGACTTTCGCAAAGAGAAGTCCTCTTGGCGATGTATCTACAAACGATCTTAAAAAGAGCATTACCAGAGAAGCAACTGATAAGTTCCTTCAAGATCTTGGTATTGGTCTTAAAGTTTCTGGTGTTAGCACATCCTTCACATCGGCAACTGCTGGTATTGCCACAATTACTTTTGAAAGAGAGCACGGATTTAGTGGTATTATAACATATAGTGCTCTGACAGGTGGTTCTGGATATACAAACGGAACTTTCTATAATGTTAAACTGTTTAATAATGGAACCAGCAATTGGGATGGTGCCACCGCAAAAGTTACCATTTCTGGTGGAAGTATCAAATCAGCAGATATAATTGACGGTGGTTCTGGATATGCGAATGGTGAAGAACTTGACTTTGACACTTCACTGATCGGTGGTGGAACTGGTGCTGGAGTAACAATTTCATCATCAGGTATTTCTACCAACATTGGTGATGTACTTCAAGTTACAGGTATTGGAACAACTTCCGATGGTTACTACAGAATCTCGTCGGTTCCTTCCACAACACAAGTTGCGATTGCGATCACAAATGGAGATCCAAGAATTACAACAAATCAGTATGTAATCAATCTTGGACCATCAATTCGTGTTTCTACAAGTTCATATGATTCTGTAAGTGGAATCACAACATTCAATTGTTCCTCTGGACATGCTCTGGTTTCTGGAAACAAGTTCAGAGTTCTTGATACTTCCAACAATAATATTGGCGACTTTGTAGTTAAGGAAAGAGTTGGCGTCAATACATTTACCGCAACTACAAATGTTTCCCTGTCTCCTGTACATGTATTAAGACATGGAATGTCTGCTGCGAATGCAACTTCGGATGCTTCAACCGAAAATCTGGGTGCTCGTGGTTTATCATTCTATGGTGGTGAAACTTTAACTCTGCTGTCAAATGTTACTAACGATACGACTTTCCATGTTCAGGCAACCAATTCTGGCATCGGAACCGTAGCAAGATTCCCTCTCGGATCTTATATCCAAATTGACAACGAGATGATGAGAGTCACCAGTTCTACATTGTCTGGAGCTGGACTCAATGAAATTACAGTTATTCGTGGTGTTCTAGGAACCACAAAACAAAATCATTCTGGTGGATCACTGATCAGAAAGATCAAACCACTTGCCGTTGAATTCCGTAGACCATCTATTATTCGTGCTTCTGGTCACACATTTGAATATCTTGGTTATGGACCTGGAAACTACTCAACTGGTCTGCCACAGGTTCAAGTCAAGACTCTCACGGAAAGAGAAGACTTCTTGGTTCAGTCGCAAGAAAGATCTTGTGGAACCGTTGTCTATACTGGTATGAACAGTGATGGAGACTTCTTCATCGGTAATACCAAGTATTCATCTTCTTCTGGTGAGCAAAAGACCTTTGATATTCCTACCCCAACAATCACTGGTCAAGATCCTTCTAGACTATCTGTTGTATTTGATGAAATTGTTGTTAAAGAAAGACTGATTGTTGAAGGCGGAAACTCTGGTACAGTTCTGTCACAATTTGATGGACCAGTAACTCTTAATAAGGAGGTTAAGATTAATGACGCCACCATCATCAATGGCTCATTAAAAGTCAACAACACTGTTGAAATCACAAATACAACGAATTCAACAAACAAAGACACTGGTGCTCTGGTTATTGAAGGTGGAGTTGGGATTGAGAAGAATCTAAATGTTGGTGCTAATGTTGCTGTCGCAGGAACATTTGCCGTAACTGGAAACTCAACACTTACTGGTGTAACCACAATCACTGGACTTCTTGATGCAAACGGTGGAGCAACAATTGACAACATCAGAATTGGTGTTGCTGCCAACAATACCATTGATACTTCAACTGGTCAACTTACACTTGATAGTAATGGCGGACAACTGAATATTAATGACAATACCGTTATTACAGGCATCTTAAGTGTCACAGATGATATTACCGCATTCTTCAGTTCTGATGAAAGACTGAAGGACAACATCACTCCAATTGAAGATCCACTTGCGAAAGTTCTTTCTATCAGTGGAAACAGTTTTGATTGGAATGATCAGTCCTCACATACTGGTAGAGACATTGGTGTCATCGCACAAGAAATTGAGAAGGTTCTTCCAGAGATTGTTACGACAAGAGAGAATGGATTTAAGGCAGTCCAGTATGAAAAGATCACACCACTTCTGATTGAGGCAATTAAGGAACTTTCTCATAAAGTTGATGAACTCCAACAAAAACTGAACGATAAATAACTAAAAAACCAAGATGTCTAATATTAGAAAGACTTTTAATTTTAGGGATGGGGTCCAAGTTGATGATGACGATCTCGTAGTTCGTGGTGGCAGAGTTGGAATTGGCAGCACAGTCCCAACTCTAAAATTAGATGTAAATGGAGATATTCGTTCTGTAGGAGTTGTCACATCTGTTGACCTATTTGTAACTGGAGTATCAACAACCACAGAACTTCGTGTTGGTAATAATATTAGTGCTTCGGCAAGCAGTGGTGTGATTACAGCCACTGCTTTTTATGGTAATGGTGCAACTCTTTCTAATCTTCCAACATCACAATGGGTTGATATTGATGTTGGTCTTGGTTTTACATCAATTTATGCCGCTGGTAATGTTGGAGTAGGCACCACAGACCCCCGTAATACCTTCCAGATTGGTGCTAATCCAAACACCAGTGGTAGAGGAGTAGGATTCAATTCAACAGGCGATGTAAGGGCATCTGGAGTCGTTACAGCATATGCCTTTGTCGGGTTTGGAACAGATATTACCAATCTAAACGCAGATAATATTACAAACGGAACGATTCTAAATACGTTCCTTCCAACTATTAATAATGCCAAACTTCCATCAAACATCAGTGTATCTGGTGTTATTACTGCGACTAGTGGATTTGTTGGAAATCTAACAGGAAATGTAACTGGTAATTTAACTGGAATCGCACAAAGTGCTTCTTCATTAACAGGAACTCCAAATATTAATGTTGGTGTTATTACTGCGACCAGAATAATCACTGATACGATTGAGGTTATTCAGTCTCCAGTTGGTGTCACAACAATCGCAAATACTCTGAATGTTGGCACTGGTGGAACTGGATTCACCGCAACTAATGCTGGCAGAATTGGAGTTGGAACCGCAAATCCGACATCAGAAATTCAAGTTCGTAAGAACGGAACTACAACTGTTGAGGTCTTAAGTAATACTGGCGAGGCAAGAATTAGTATTGGTCAATCTGTTGGTATTGGTAATAGTTCTGTTGTATTAAGATTTGGAAATTCACAAAGCACCTTTGATATTCTCAACAGATCCACAGGATCTTTTAATCAATACATTCATGCTGGATCTTCTGGTGTAGGAACTGGAAACTTTAATTGGTTATACGGACAGACCAATGCCGAACTGATGACACTTACCTATGATGGTAAGTTGGGAGTTGGAATCACAAATCCAACAGAAACTTTTGAAGTTGTAGGTACATCAACCGTCACCAGTAATTCCTATGTTGGTGGAAACTCTGAAGTTCTTGGAACTCTTACAATTGGATCTGGTGCCAATAAAACAGTTCTAGGTGGTGCTGGTGGAGTTCTTGCGAATGTCAATCTAAATACCACTTCTGGAATTAGTACACTTGCTAATTTAAGTGTAAGCAGTGAAATTGGAATCGGGACCGCAGATCCAATTACTGATTTAGATGCAAGAGGAAAAACAGCACTATTAGGTAAAATTGGAATTGGAGCTACATCATCAAGTTTTACCCCAGAATTATATGTGAATGGTGGTGCTGGTTTTATTCAAAAAGTTGGCATCGGAACCACGGCACCATTAGGTTCTATTGAGGATCCAGCAAATGGATCCTTAAACTCTGGTTCTCTTCAAGTCTTTGGTCAAACAAATATCTACGATAATAATCTGATTATTCGTGGTATTGGTGCTGTTGGTATTAACTCGGATCTTCCGATTGGAGCACTAGACTTAAGATTCGCAAACCTAACAGCAAGTTTAAGATCTCCTGTTTATTTCCCACAACTAACAACAGCAGAAAGAAACGCAATTACACCAAGTAGTGTTGCTGCTGGTGCTGTGATCTATAACACCTCTAACACCAGACTTGAACTTTATATTGGTAGTGCTTGGGTTGGAATAGCAACACTATAATACTTGACAAGACTCTCAAATCCATGTAGACTACCTTTGTCTGGGTTGGAGATGAGAGTCTAAGCTCTTATGGAAATAACTTACAATGAGCTCAAGATGATGAGAGGTCTATTGAGACTCAAGAGAATGTACAAAGATATGAAGTTCATACCACATGGAGTTGTGGTATGGGAGGATTGGATGGAAGAAAGTTTAGAAAAAGTAGAAAAAGAACTTTATCGTATCAATCCAAAGACTCCTCGCTGGAGATAGATGTGACAGTTTGAGAACCGTCCACTGGGTCGCACCAGGGACGGTTTTCTGCTATAATAGTTTTATACGCGATGAGACCTGTGATTCAACTCCGACCTCACCAGCAGACTGCTCTGGATGCTCTTGTTGAGTATCTGAAAGGTCAAGTGATTGTTCCGACTGGTGGTGGCAAGACCAATATTGCTATTTTTGATGCGATGCGTGAGTTTCTGAAAGAGACTCCGCAGACTATTGTTGTGGTTGCTCCTCGCATTCTACTTGCGGAGCAGTTGTCTTGTGAGTTCCTTGAGTTTATCACCAATGCTTCTGTGATGCATGTTCACAGTGGCGAGACTCATCACTTTAGTAGCACTCGCCCGAATGTGATTCGTGCTTGGGTAGAAGCAACTCAAAGTCACAAATTGATTTTCACCACCTATAATTCTCTGCAGCGTCTTCAGCAGGCAGATATCCCCGTCAATACTATTTACTTTGATGAAGCACACAACAGCGTCCAGCGTAACTTTTTCCCTGCTACGGAGCACTTCTCTGCTACTGCTAACCGCTGCTATTTCTTCACTGCTACTCCTAAACATTCTCTTACTGTTTCCAAACCTGGGATGAATGATGTTGCCGTTTATGGTAATGTGATCTGTAATGTACCTGCTCCTAAACTGGTAGAAGAAGGTTATATTCTTCCTCCTAAAGTTGTTGTGAAGCAACTTGAGATGGTTCAAGACAAGCAGATGATTGCTGACCGCGACTCTGCCAACCTTCTGGATACCATTGATGAGAATGGTTTGGATAAGATTCTGATTTGTGCTCGTTCTACCAAACAGATTGTCAAACTGTTGAGTGAGTCTGACTTCCGTAAGGAGTTGACCGAGCGTGGTTATTCTTGTATGTACATTACTGCCAAGACTGGTGGTGTGATTGACGGTCAGAAGGTCAACCGTGAGGTGTTCTTTGACACTCTGAATGCTTGGGGCAAGGATTCTTCCAAGAAGTTTGTGGTGCTTCATCACTCCATTCTTTCTGAAGGTATCAATGTCTCTGGTCTTGAGGCAGTACTGTTCATGCGGAACATGGACTACATCGGAATCTCCCAGTCCATCGGGAGGGTGATTCGTCTGGGAGACACCCAGAAGACCTTTGGACTGGTCTGTATCCCAGTTTATGACCGTGTAGGTATCTCTACCGCCAAGAGCGTCCAGGCGGTCGTAGACACCGTTTTCCGTCAGGGTCAACCTGCCATTTCAGTGGTCCGCCGCTGATTTTTCTGCTATAATACTCACATACAAAGGAGGAATCCCCAATGCGTTGCAAAGTCCAACTCTATGTCGCTGGCAAGGTCTTCAATGAGATCGTAGAAGCACGAGACTATGAAGATGCCAAGCGAACTGCTCTGGCACGCAATCCAAGTGCTAAAGTTATGGGTGTCACTGCCGTATTTGGATGAGCGAAAAGTTTCTAAAACCGCATATTGATCGTCCTGGTGTTCTTGATCCAACACCAGGAGACCCACAAGGTTATGTGACAAAAGACGGAATGTGGGCAGCAGTGCCTATTATGAACTCTGGTTCTGTAGTTCACACTGCCCAGAACTATACTGCCGCCAAAAACTACATTCTCAAGGAAATCAAAAAGTCCAAAAAGAAGTAGTGTAAATACTATAACTGAAAGCAACTCATGGACAAAGAACAGAAACGCAAGGATGCTCTTGGACTCTTTATTGAAAGTGTATTGAAACCAGACCATGAGTTGAGACAGTGTGCTCACAATCAAAAGTGTTACAATGAACTCCTTGAATGGAGACAAGAAGTGCTAGAATATCTAAACTCCCGTAGAGGTGAGGAGTTTAGTTAATGGAATCCTA